GTGTCGATCCGTCCGAGACCTCGACGACCTGTTATTCGGCCGAAGCCGCCGACGCCAGCCGCTCGCCGAAAGCCTCCATCGCGCGGCCGATGACCGTCTCGGAGAATTTGGCGTAGTGGCGCGTCATGTTGGTGTTCGAGTGCCCGAGAATCTTGGCCAGCACGTCGATCGGCATTCCGTATTCGACGGCCATGCAGGCGAAGGTGTGGCGGGCCACATGCATAAGTAACAGGAAAGCAAGCGATAACAAAAATGAGTAGATAAAACTTAAATGGTTGGTATTTAGCATATTCGCTGAATTCTGCCAAATGAGTAAAACGCAAAAAAAGGTAATTTATAGTATTCGTTCAGTTACCAAAGCGTTAGCTGTCCAGTTACCGAAGCATACAGGTAACGCAATGAGGAGTACAGAATCTATCACGATGGGCTATTATTCACTGGTCGTCAATGTTTTGCATATCTAAGAGCGCTTATAAATTAGGTAATTTTGCCATTAAAGAATAAGCGTATGAAAGTAGAAAAATTCAAGGTGTTGCTCTACCTGAAAAAGAGCGGTCTTGACAAGTTCGGAAAGGCTCCAATTATGGGACGAATAACGGTGAACAACACGATGGCGCAATTCAGTTGCAAGCTGTCATGTGCTCCAGAGTTATGGAATCCACGGGAGAGTCGGTTGAATGGAAAAAGTAAAGAAGCGGTGGAAACCAATGCAAAAATCGACAGGTTGCTATTGGCTGTAAACTCTGCCTTTGATTCTCTCGTGGAGCGGAAAAATGATTTTAATGCAACGGATGTAAAAGAAATGCTTCAAGGCAGCAAAGATACCCAAATGACATTGCTCAAGCTGTTCGACAGGCATATCGAGGAAGTGAAGTCCCGTGTGGGGATAGACATATCCCACCGTACACTTCCAAACTATATTTATACCCGTAACCGTCTTGCAGAATTCATAAATTGCAGATTCAAGGTGTCAGACCTTGCCTTTTGCCAGCTTAATGAACTGTTTATACGTGAATTTCAGGAATATGTAGTAATTGAGAAACGACTGGGAGTCCAGACTGTGCGTCACTATTTGGCCATACTGAAAAAGATTTGCCGTATCGCGTTCAAGGAAGGACATTCGGACAAGTCCTATTTTGAACACTACCAGCTGCCAAAACAGAAAGAGACACCACCGAGAGCATTGAGCAAGGATGATTTCGAAAAAATAAGAGATGTAGAGCTTACCGGCTGCCGCCCCGAACACTCTATTGTCAGGGATATGTTTCTTTTCGCCTGCTACACCGGAACTTCATATGTTGACGTAGTTGCAATTACTCCTGATAACCTATCCAAGGATGATCAGGGAGCGCCATGGTTGAAGTACCGAAGAGGCAAAAACGGACAACTGTGCCGTGTCAAGCTGTTGCCGGAAGCCGTGGTTCTTATTGAAAAGTACAAGGATGAGACAAGGGCTACCTTGTTTCCTGTCATCCCCTACCAGGCTTTGAAGTGGTGTCTTACAAGCATCAAAATGAAAGTCGGGATAAAAGGCCGTTTGTCATACCACATGGGGAGACATTCGTTCTCGACCCTTATGACATTGGAAAACGGTGTGCCGATTGAAACTGTCAGCAGGATGCTGGGACATGCGGATATAGGTACAACCCAAGTATATGCCCGTGTGACTCCCAAAAAACTTTTTGAGGACATGGACAAATATATCGAGGCGACAAAAGACCTGAAACTGATTCTATAACTCTTAAAATATTTAAACAATGCGAAGTACATTTTCAATTCTCTATTATATTAACCGAGGCAAGGTCAAAGCCGACTGGACAACAGCCATCATGTGCCGTATCACGATTGACGGCAAGAGCAGTGTATTTACTACCGGATATTATTGCAATCCTGAATGCTGGAATACCAAAAACGGAACGGTAAAAGATGGCAGGACAAACGGTCTTCTTGCGAACCTACGGGCAAGGCTTGAAACTTCTTACATGAACCTGTTAAAGGAAACGGGTATGATAACTGCTGAAATGCTGAAAAACGAAATAACATGTGTAGGGACTGTTCCTGTAACTCTTTTGAAAACCGGAGAAGAAGAACGCGAAAGGTTGAGAATCCGTTCCGTAGCGATAAATTCTACCTCATCTTACCGTCAGTCCAAGTCTACTCAGGCATACCTGCACGAATACCTGCTTTCTATGGGGATGAATGACATAGCTTTTGAAGACATTACAGAAGATTTCGGTTGGGAATACAAACTATATCTGAAGGGTAAAGGTTGCGGTGCGAGTCACATCAACCACTGTCTTACATGGCTGAACAGACTGATATATATTGCCGTTGACAGGGAGGTTCTCCGTTTCAACCCGCTTGCGGATGTACCTTACGAGAAAAAGCCTACAGGTAAATTGAAACATATAAGCAGGGCTGAGTTGCAAAGGATTATGGAGCAGCCTATGCCGGAAAGATTGCAGGAACTTACCCGCAGGGCTTTCATATTTTCCTGCTTCACCGGATTGTCTTACGTTGATGTTAAACGGCTCTATCCTTCACATATTGAAACGACTTTAGACGGAAGAAAGTACATCCGTATCAACCGTAAAAAAACGGATGTGGAGTCATTCATACCTCTTCATCCCATAGCTGAACAGATATTGGCTATGTATAACACAACGGATGAAAGCAACCCCATATTCCCATTGCCAAAACGTGACATGTTATGGTACTGCATACATGAAATAGGCATCGTGGCCGGTATAAAGGAGAATTTGAGCTATCACGCCAGCAGGCATTCGTTCGGCACTTTGATGCTTTCTGCAGGTGTCCCGATAGAAAGTATAAGTAAAATGATGGGACACACGAGTATTAAAACGACACAAGGATATGCCAAAGTAACCGATGATAAAATATCCGAGGACATGGACAAGCTGATTAAACGAAGACAAGAGCAAAAGAACAATCCCGGACAGTCGTCCGTTCCCTCTGCCGTCCATAGAAGTTAGTACAGACTCTATTGAAAGCGAAAAGGTCAGGCGGCTTTGCCGTTTCGGGCAGAATCTTCCTCTTTCAGAGCGTATTCAGCCCGAAAACCTTTTCCCTTTCACGTCTGTACAATGGATACCGACGGCAGCGGAAACAAGCGACTGACGGAAAAGTCAGAAGAAAAATATAAAACAGCATATAGATGGAAATTAAATCACATCCGATTCTATTTCTATATGCTGTTCCCATTACTTAAGAAGGATATTTTTTAGAAATACAATAAAGTGGGCAGACGGTAAACTGCGCTCCCTCCAGAAAAATCAATTTTTGTTTTCTGCAGCTTTGGCTGTTATTCTCATCTGTTCGGCAAGAGTCATCACATTTGGGATACTGTCATGCGAGAGTAAAATGATGATTTTTCCACTTATTTTTTCTATTTTCCGCTATTGTAAATGACATCAAGTAGCTCATTTGCAAGTTTACCATCTGTGATTTTAATAATGTTATCTTCCTCTGTTACATAGCCAAGTATATTGATACTGCCATACCAGACCGTGGACCTATCTATGATACACGAGGATAAAGATAGTTTAGGTACAATCTTTACATATAATCCCAAACTTTTTAGATAATTCGTCTGACTGCTTTCCTCTGATGTAAGAATTGCAACTTGAACACCACTTGCATGAAGCTCTCTGAGCATTTTAACAAATGTGTTTCGTTCTGTATGATAGAGTTTTGGAGAGGATATGACAATAGATTGTCTTGAACTTTTCAAATTTTGCATAAATGCCAAACGGAATGTGTTACCATTGAAAATCTGTCCTTCATATGATGATGTTTGTAAGTCATCTGTATTATCAAACAGTGTCTGAGTATCTTTTGACAGTACCCGATAACCGATGGCAGAGTATCCTTTTAGGCGTTTACGATACATATTCTCACAAACAGGTTCGTGTATATCAATATAGTCATAAATACGAACATCTTTCTTTCCCTCATTCTCACGGTGCAAACGTCCGGCATATTGTGCCACCAATCCTTTCCATGAGATTGGCAGTGCCAAAAGCAGTGTATCAAGTCGTGGATAGTCAAATCCCTCTCCCACATATTTTCCCGTGGCTACTATTACAAGAGGGGCGTCTTTGGGGATATCTTGTAACTTTTGCAGCGTTTCTCTCTTGTTCTTTGCACTCCCTTCTCCTGTGAGTTGTATGATGTTGATGATATGTTGCTTCAACATTTCGGCAAGCAATTCTACATGAGAAGTTCTGGCAGTAAGTATTATAGGTGTTCGACCTGCCGCTAC